GTAATGGTGACGGTACGGGAAAAACCGGCCATCAGACGTAGACCTCGAAGTGGTGCGGCCCCTCGTGGTCGTAGTGCGGCTCCACGCTGATGATCGGCGGTGTCCTCGGCACGAACTGCGCCGGGAGCGTGATCCGATCGCTAATCCCGATCACGGCCGCCGTCGAGCCGTCTACGTCGTACTGAGGCGTGAAGATCCGCGTCTTGGAGATCACATCTTTCTGCTGCGCGTCCTTGACAATTTGTTTCGTGAACTCGATCCGGGCCTGGAATGTCGAGGCGCTCGTATAGGTCCGTTTGCCGTAGCCGTCCGGGCCGGAGGTAGAACAGTGCTCCACCACGATTTCGTGGATCATCGGCTCGAGGAACTGGGTGTCAAGTGCCATCAACTCAACTCGTCGCTCACGGTCCCCTGCGTCGTGTCGAGATGACCGACGTCGGCGTTGTCCAGTAGATCCACGGTGAAGGACGGCGCCACCAGGGATTCGTCCTGCTCGGTCGCCTGCTTGTCTGCGACCAGGATTCCGCCGGCGGTCGGCATGGCGCCGAGTATGCTGCGGCTCGCGTTACCGACCGCCGTGGCGATCTCACGAAACTGCTTGTACTTCTGCGAGTACTTGATCGAGAGTTGACCTTCCGTGAGATCCGCCTTGCGGGCGTATTGCGCCGCAAGGCGGTCCGCACAGATTGATGCCGCAACGCGCACGCTCCCTGCTTCGCTCAGGGCGAATTCGATCTCTTCGTTCGTGAGCAGAGGATCCGACGACACCGTATCGCCAAGGTAGAATCTGACCTTGGATACGTCGTCCGGCATCGTGTCTTGATACGACCAGCTCATCGAGAAGCCATGTAGCTCACGGTTGCCGTGCTCGCGGCCGTGGACGCGATGATGCTGAACCCACGCGCCCCGCCGAGTTCTGTGAAGGTAAAGGACGTGTTGCCGGCGAGCGTCCATCCGGTCGAGTTGCCAGACGTGGTGTGGATGTCCAGATAGAGTCCGCCGACTCCAATGTTGTTGAGTGCAATCGTGCGCGCGCGGAATTCGAGATTCGTCCCGCCGCTCGTGCTCGCAGGCGTCCCGAAGGATACGGCCGCACCGCTCGTGGTGGTCGTCAGCGTGCCGATAAGGGGCATGGGCCACCGCCCCCTAGACGTTCAAGGTGTAATAGATCGGGTAGACCACCGCTTTGAATGTCGAGAGTCCCGTGCTGCCATCGACGGCGTAGCTGAGACGCTTCTCGGTGCTCGCATCGCAGGCGTACAGTCGCGGGAAAAAGCCACCCTCGGCGTCTCCGGTGCTGCCCGCCGTGCTCCCGATATGCCAGCCACCGAGGAGCGTCCCGGTGTAGTTGGCCGACACCCACCAGCCAGCGCCAGCACCAGCAGAACTCGACACCGTAGACAGATTCGCCACGATGCCGGTCGAGCCAACCGGAAGGAGAGCGACAAAGCCAGAGGTACCGATCGCTAGGTTCATCAGGCCAAGGCTCAGTGTCCCGGTCGAAGCGCCGGCCGTCAGAACCTTGATGATGAATCCGGATACGACGTCGTTCGCGCCGAACACGAATCCACTCGCGAATTCGGCGGTGCTCGCCGGCGCGGAGATCGTGACCGCTGGCCCCATCTTCGGGAATCCAGGCATGTCCTGGCTGATCTTCCCGACGTGGACGACCCCCTTCGACAGCCGATTGCTCATCCTTTACCTCCCGGTGTGGGTGCGTACGCCGCGAGATGCGGCGGTCTTGTCGAGATGAAGCGGGGCCAGTTCGTTCTCGATCCGCTCACGCCGTTCCACGCGCTCGTCCTCGGCCCTCGGGTCCAAGCGTTTGTTGGCGTGCCGCTCGCGGCCATGATTCGCGAGCGCCTCGTCCGTGATGAACTCCACGCCACAGACACCGCAACTGACGACCGTGGCACGCTTCGACGCCTGCGCGACGTAACCCAGTCGGACCAGCTTCTCGTCGTTCACCATGCCGGCGAGCTCGATAAGCTGCCCGCGGTCCAGGGGTTGTCCCGCCCCTGGACCGTAGGTCATCGATCGGCGGGCGTAGTATCGGTTTGACACTGACGCCTCCTTGCTATCGTTACGCCACGACGCTGGCGCAGAACGTCCCGGCCTTCGAGACCAGAAGCTTCTGCTGGTAGTAGCTGTTCGCCTCGAAGATGTCGATCTCGCGCTCCTCGTCACGCATGCGCTTGATGTACTGCGCGGCGCCCGGAACGCGCTGCCACACGACGGTGTATCCGGCGGCCGGGGTCTCGAGCGACGGCGAATTCGGAACGTACATCAGCAGCGCGTTCTTGCCCCACACGCGCGAGTAGCTGACCGAAGCCTCGGCCGTCCCCTCGAGCGTGGTGGTGTAGATCGAACTGCCGATGTGGACCCGATCCACCTCGATCATGCTGGCGAACACATCCGGCCCGATCGGTCCCTTGATCGGCGACGTGTACTTGAGCATGTCCACAATGTCCGGGTGGTACTTGAGCTGAGTCCAGACGGCGCGGCCGATCACGAAGGCGTTCGGATCGCGCCCGAGGCTGCCCTGCACGGTGTCGCGCCAGCCCTGGATCTCGGTGAGCGGAGACGACCCGGAGTAGTTCGACCACACGACCGAGATCGTCTGATCGCTGCCCCAGACGGACGTGGTGAACAGGTTCGTCGAGAACGCCACCTCGCGCGCCATCATCAGCTTGTCGGTCACGAAACGGACCGCGAGCCGATCCTGGTCGTACGGCTGGTCCGCGTTGTCCCTCACTTCGTCGGGGACCTCGTGGCGGTAGGAGAACCGATCGCAGAAGTACTTCGTGGTATTGTCCACCGTGTAGCCGCCACCCACGGACTTGGTCGCGGGCGAGCGGAGCGCGGCGGCATCGCGGAACCATGCGGACTGGTTGATCTGCGCGATGATCCCAGACTGCTTTGTTACGGGCAGGACAGGGAACAGGTTGTCCGCGATGTACTCCGCGTTCGTGTACGCCACGCTGACGTTGGTCGCCAGCGCGTCAACGTGTACTTGACTCGAGGTAGGCTGCATTTGGGTTTCTCCTTACCCACCGATGACGTAGTTGAAGCCACCGAGCAGATCGACCTCGATGAGCTGTCCTGACGCCCCGGTGCTAGCGGAGCGAGCGATCCCGAGGACACGGTCCCCGGACGTGGTAACGGCGAACGCCCTGCCGGACGCATTCGAAGCGATGTACGCACCGAACGCAATCGCGGCGGAAGAACTCGCCACGCACTTGCTCCGACCCAACATCCGCACCGTCACGGCGTGCGTGGAGCTCGACGTGTTCTGCAGGATGCCGATCGCCGCGAGCACCCCCGTCCCGGTCGAACTGGTGCAGATCCCGGCGAGCTTGTTCGTCCCACTGATGCCAGTGGACATGGCGATGTAGAACTGCTTGGACGAGAGATCCTCAGCAGCGTAGAAGGTCTCATCCCAGACGACTGCGGACTGATTTGCCATAGCGCTCTCTCCTTACGTGGACCCAATGACGTAGTTGAACCCGCCAAGGAGGTCGCACTCAATGACCTGGCCAGTAACCCCAGTGCTCGCTGTACGAGCGACCCCCAGGACGCGGTCGCCGGACGTGTTGCACGCGATTGCCGTGCCCCAGGTCGTACTCGTCACATAGTCGCCATAGGCGATCGTCCCAGACGAGGACGCAATCACCTTTGTTCGACCCATCAGCCGCACCGTCACCGCATGGGCTGAGCTTGACGCGTTCTGCAGCACGCCGATCGCGCATTTATTTCCCGTTCCTGTGGAACTGGTGCAGATCGACGCAACCTTGTTCGCCCCGTTAGACCCAGTGCTCTTGACGATGTAGAACTGTTTGCTGCTGAGGTCTGCTCCCGCGAAGAAGGTCTCGTCCCAGACGAAGGTCTCGTTAGCCATCTCGCGTCACCCTCACTCGGCCTGATCGGACGGCGTCGCTCCGCGGGTGACCGCGCGCGAATAGTCGCGATACAGCGCCGGCTCCTGCCGAGCCACGATCCCGTACGCCTCATCGATCGCGATCTTGCCGGCGCCCTTCGAGACGATCTCCTGCGCGGCCCGCTCGAATCGCATCAGCGGCGATTCGTCGCCACCGTCGCCGGACTTGCCGACCTCGGAGAAGAGCTTCCCCTTCTCGATCTGCGCCGACGCGGCCTTGAGCAGCGTCAGCAGCGACTCGAAGTCCTCGGCCTTCGCCACGTCCTTGACGCGCTTCAGCAGCTTGCCGAGGTCCTCGGGCTTGCCCGGGACGTTCGGCATCTCCTTGCGCGCCTTCTCGACGTGCTCGGCCTCGGCGCGCTCGTCGCGCATCTTCTTGATCTCTTCGGCCTGGTCCTGAAGCTGCTTACGCACGGCCTCGGGGAGTGCCGCCATCGCGCGCTTCTCGATCTCTTCGGGCGTGTCCAGCCGCTTCAGCAGCGCGTCACGCTCCGCCTTGACGGTCTCGACTTCGGCCACCGCCGCGTCGAGGTCGGCCTTCAGCTTCTCGTCCATTACGTCCTCCTTGGGCCGACCATCGGCCGCCTTGCCCATGTCGTCTGCGTCGGGTTCCATCCCAGGCATCGGCTGCCCACACTTCGGACAGACCTTCTCGCCCTTCTTGACCTGCTCGTCACACTTCTTGCACTGAGCGAAGCCGTCCACATGCACCTCCGCTGCGCTTGGCTGCTGTTTCTCGGTAGCCTCGGCGGACTTGTACAGCACGACGCGCGCCTGTTCACAGGCAGGCGAATCCACCAACGAGACCCGCTTCAGCCGCAGCCGCCGCAGTGCAGTCGCCATCAAGCCACCTCCTCGCGCTCTGCCGTCCCCTCGATCGAGAACGCGCACAGCTCGCCCGACTTCACCCGCTTCCAGACGTCCTCGCGGTGAACCTTGTACCCGACCCACGCCGCGACGCCCTTGAAGTCCGGCGGGGCGCCAGCATGGCCCAGGGCTTTCAACAGCATGTCCAGCTTGGCTGGCGTGACGACGAAGGATTCGACGAGTGTCGAAGCGGGCTCGTGATCGTGCATCGCGTCGCCTTCGCGCGACTCCATGACGTATCCGTAGAAGGCGGAGGAAAGTTCTTCTTCAGAGATCTGGTCGCCCTGTAGGTCGGTGACTGTCTCGCCGTCCGCGGTCACAGCGACAGAAGCCAGCCCGAAGACAAGCTGCTGCTCGTCGTCGGTCGCTAGCTTGCTGAATTGAACCAGCGGCGGCCTCCAGTGCTTGAGATCACCGGGCCGCTCTGCGGGTAGGGGTGAAGTGCGCTAACTCACGCTACATCTAGTAGCGCTATTCTATAGCACAGATACGCAAATTTTTCAAGACAATTTCGCGCCGGAACGCTCATGCCTCACTTCGATAAGACGCTTCCGCTGCCATTCGGCGTGATAGTCCGAGGCGCACCGCCGGCAGCGGCGGCCGTTTGGCGTAACATAAACAAGGTCCGCCGGCAATAAGCCGTCGATTCGATGCGGACACGTGCGGGGCCGACGACATCGTGATCGACGCGCAACGCTTGGATTCCTGCTCTTAATATTCTGGCTTAAAGACAGAAGCCTAAGATGAGCCGGATTGCAGCAGAGCGTATTGAAACAAACATGATCCACTGTCAGGCCGGCTGGGATCGGGCCATGCGTCTTCTCGTAGATATGACGATGCACATAGGTTTGACGTGTCTCGCGGGGGCGGCTCATGTGGCCGTATCCGCTGCCGCACAAGCCACCCAGCCACGGCCAGCACGCGCCGGGGCCATCGCTGCGATCAATCTTAAGCCATATGTCCGGCGCTACGACGTGGCCTGCGGGTCCTGCATTCCCAGTGCGCCGTAGCCTCTGGTAGTGATTCCAGCAAAGGCCGCGTGCCGCGAGCTTGGCTCCAGTAGTACAACCAGAAATCACGCACATCAGCCGCTCGCTTCTTTGTGCCCATCCATCCATGAGGCGTTACAGCGCCGACAACGGCCGCGAACACGGCCCACGCGAATGTATTCGTCTTCCGCGCGTTGATCTTCTATCATCTCGCGGACGAGTTCCGAGGCGTCTATCCGCGTCCCGTTTCCCAGCGATGCTCTGGTGAGGGCCTTCTTTCGGAGCCACCGCCATTGATCAGGCTTGATGCGGAATGTCGTAACCTTATAGGGCAAGACAACCTCCACTGATACTCGCGTATTCTAGTGGTAGTCGGCCACCCGAGTCAAGGGGTTACGCCGAATCTGGCACCGATACATGAAGTTTGAAGCTGATAGCCCCCGGCATCCTGACCAGTTGTACTGATAGCGGCACCCCTCGTCGGTAGTCCACAAACAGCGCCAGCCGCCCGTCTCTGGCGGACTCTCCATAACTGCTGTCTACCGATGCAAGATGCTCAATAAATCCCGCGTCGAGCAGAAAGCGGGGTGTGTCCATTTACTCGTTCTCGTCTTCGTCCCGATCTTCGTCCTCGTCGTCGGGTTCGGTTTCGACGGCGGGAGCCTCATCCACTGTCGGCGGCGCCGGAACAAATTC